GAGGCACAGCTACAAGAGAAGAAGGATAACTCTCTTTATAATGATGGGTTAGACTAATGACGAAGAAGAATGATAAAAAGCTTCCTCTTCGCGGTCATCGTGGCATAGGTGTTACTAATAAGCGCGGGGAGCATTTTCTGGATGCTTATGATGAGAACCGTCCTTTAACTGAGCCGGAGAAGAAGTTCTGTAGATTGTTTGCTTGTGAGGGATGGACGCAAAGGGCAGCAGCTATAGAGTCAGGATATCCAGCTACATCGTCTGGTACGGATCAGATTAAGAAGCCCAGAGTGATTAGATATTTAAAATTACTTTGGGAGGAACGCAAGACCCGGGATGATTTTTTTGCCAAGAATATTAAGGCTTTGAAAAAAGGCCCTGACCGGGAATGGGTCTTAGCTACATTAACGGATATCGCATCCGACTCTGATAATAAAGCAGACACAAGGATAGCAGCATTACGTCTTATAGGTCAGATAGAGGGGCTGCTCGACGATGCTGGTGGTTATACACAGATTACACCACTAGTTATTTCCAGCAACGGAAAAAAACTTATGGAACTAAACGCCAAAAAGTCTAATGCAAATTGATCTACATGAATATCAAGAGCAATGCCTACTCAGCGATAAACTACTAACCGTAGCCTTGGCTGGTATCCAGAGCGGTAAAACCACTATAGGCTCTATATGGATGCGAATGCAAGTATCCCGTCCCGAGCATCAGGATCCCCGGGATACATTTATAATCACTGCTCCTACCTACCGCATAATGCAATCCTCGACATTGCCTGCATTCTTACAGTATAATCACGAACTCGGAAAACTTAATAAATCCGAGATGACGTTTAGTTTTTATCATGGTCCAATCGCATATTTAAGAGCCGTGGACAATGAATGGTCATGCGAGGGTATTACCAGGTGTAGAGCGATATGGGCAGATGAAGGAGGTTTGTACGGTAATCAGGCATGGATCAATCTTACGGGACGTGCCAGCCCAATGCAGGCCCCGCTCTTCTGCTCAACGACCCCTTATCATGCATATGGATGGTTATATGACTTATATGAGGGGTATCTCTCGAAAGATAGAGATGACGTAACATTTATTCAATGGACGTCCAGAGACAACCCACATTTCCCTGTTGCCGAGTATGAGAGACAACGTCGGATCCTGGACTCGAGAATGTTCCGTCTCCGTTATATGGGGCAATTCACCAAACTCGCCGGATTGGTATACCCTGACTTTGATAGGTTAAACTTAATCGATCCATTTAAGATCGACGTAGATAAATACACGATTTTAGGTGGCGTTGACTGGGGATCCGCCAATCCAATGGCCATAACTATTAGAGCCATATCCAATGAAACAGACGATGATTATCAGATAGGTGAGTATAAATGTGCAGGGCTTACTGCTGATCAGCAGGTAGATATGGTACGATCATATCATAAGAAATATCGTGTATCTAATTGGGTAGGAGATAGTGCAGATCCAGGAATGATTGCTCTAGCACAGTCCAGAGGCGTTCCCATCGTAGGGGTAGAAAAAGGACAAAATTCAGTCCAATATGGAATCGGACTACACTCCGAGCAAATAAGATCGAAACGATATAAAGTTTTTAGAGGCCTCTGCAGTGAAACAGAAAAAGAATACGGCACCTATGCCTACCCACCACCCAAAGAAGGTAAACCACAACAAGATAATCCAATCAAGATAAATGACCATTTATGTGATGCAAATCGATACATCACAATGACTTACAAACATCTCCTTGATAAAACACTTGAAGATGAGCCTATAACGGAGAAGACCCATTTGCAGAAGCTTTTATCGGGGGAGCTGTCGGAAAATGCTATGGTATACAATGATGGTTTAGATTAATAATCCATCAATATTGCACTACATGGAGTAATGCAGCGACGCAACATGGGGGTTTAATGGAGTTTATGGTATCGGAACTATTAGATTACGGTGTAGTGGCAATTGTACTTGCTGTAATGATTTTTCAAAACTGTAAGGTTACTGCTCGATTATTCAAAGTTATTGAATCTAATACAGAGGCTATGACCAGGCTTGCATCTCTTGTAGAGGATCTTAAAAAATGATATACCCATTTAAATGTCCTGCCTGTGGACAGTGCTATGAGTCTATACGGCATCATTCTCGATCCGGTGAGCCTCAGAGATGCTCGTCATGTGGGTCATGGATGAACAGGGTTTATACAGGGACTACATCAGCCAATGTGAATATGGGTAAATCCCGAGCAGCTTATAAAAAGGCTCGTGAGGATAATCTCAAAGCTGGTGGATCGGGGAATATTGTGGAGGTAGGCAACGAGGATCATAGAGTAGCAACTCCTCCTCATCAGAATTATGATATTCCACCGGATGTATTAAGACAGTACACAACACTTAACGAATTACCGGATTAAATATGACCACACAACCAGTAGACCCTAATCAAGTGATTGCGGGCAAACCATCAGCACCACGTCAGATGGAAGCGGATGAAAAAGACATAGCCCTTGCCAGACAATTAATGGCTCAAGGCAAGGCAGCCCGCAAATCTTATGACTCTGATTGGACTACCCGTAAGGATTTCTATGATGGCAAACAATGGCCAGGGGAGCTCTCATCCTTATACAGCATACGTCCTACCCTTAATATCATACGGTCCCAAATACAAGCCCAATTACCAATACTTACCGATGCCCGGCCAGGATTCGATGTCATTCCGAGAGAACCCCAGGATTATGAGTTTGCCACAGCATTATCAGAATTAATAGATCATTTTTGGAATAGTAATAACATGGGTCAGGTAATGACTGGTGTACTTACCGATGAAATGATCTATGATGCTGGAATACTTAAGGTTACGTGGGATCAAGAGGCACTTGATGGTGTAGGAGATATCCGGATAGATATAGTATCTCCACATGATATTTATGTACCATACGGATCAGAGGATTTTGATAAGAACTGTCCATGGGTGATACACAGAACTTATAAGCCTGTGGCAAATTTAAAAAAGATGTTTCCTGAGTATTCGGATAAGATAACAGCGGATGAAAAGGATGATAAGGAATCCTTAGGGTCTACCTCAGAGGTACATTTGGTAAGTCCCGTTGACGAGAAAGGTCCGGGCAATGGTAGTGGTGATAATCAGGATCTTCGTAGAGTAGCGGTGGTTTGGGAAATATGGATGAATTCTGAGGAGACTGAGATAATAGAGCAGGATGACGGAGAAAAGGTTGAGAAGAAGCGTTATCCCAATGGAAAATTGATGACTATCCTGCCTAATCAGGGGCTTCGACTACAATCAACCCACAATCCTTATGAGCATGGATTAAAGCCCTTTATTCGTTTTGTTGATACCATACGTCCGAGAGAATTCTGGGGCGAAGGTGAGGCAAAGGTGCTTATGCCTACCCAGAGGATGATTAATAAACTACTCAGTAATATATTTAAATATTATTCGATGATGTCGAACCCGGTATGGATCAACGAGCAGGACTCGGGGGTATCGGCACGTCAGATTACAAATCAGATAGCCCAGGTAATCACAACAAAACCTGGAGGCTCACAAAAGATCAGGCGTGATTTTGCTCCTGCACTTCCTCCGGGTCTGATAGATTTTTATGAGTTGTTGTTGGGACAAGCAGAATCAGCTACGGGCCTCACAGAGGTATCACAAGGACGGAGGCCCCCAGGTGTCTCAGCAGCTGCAGCCATCGAAACACTTCAGCAGAGTGCTCAGACGAGGATTAGACTCAAAGAACGTAATATGCAGGGATCTTTGACTCAGTTAGGTCGTCAGATGATAGGGCTTATGCTGCAGTTTTATCGGGAGCCCAGAGTAGTTCGGATAACCAATGAGCAGATGGAATGGCCTAAATATTATGAGATGTTTTTTGAAAAAAACGCTAATGGCGGGTATATATATAACCGCAAGGATTGGGAAATAGAAGAGATAAAGGAACGTGATAATCGATTAATACCGCAGTATATAGAAAGCGGTGAATATCAGACTACGCCCGAGTCCAGTGGATTACTGGACGTTAAAGTCGTTAGTGGTACTGCGATGCCGTGGTCTAAGGCGAGTCGATCCAACATAGCATTCC